TGCAGTTCCTAATTCTTCCATAATTAATTTATTAAAGTCTGCCACAAATTTGTTTCCTTGACTTCGAGTACAAATCTATATAAGTTATATTAATCCACAAAATAATTTAGAGAACTTTAACACAAAACATCATATTTGTAGGAAAAAAGTATTGAAAAGTGCCATATTTCAATTTTTATAAAAAAAAAGTGCGTTTTTACACCCCCCCCCCTAAACGAAATACCAAAATAGGGTGGGGGGGTCTATTTTCTATATTTTTATAAAAAAAACTAATTAATTAATATATATATAAAAAGAGTATTATTGTATTAATTAATTTATTATCTTTGTAGCAATATGATTGTATACTTTTATTTAAAGACTAAACCTTTTAAACAAGAAAATAACTTAGTTTATATAAATGGTTATGTATTACACTATGATAATTATATAGAATACGAAACTGATGCTGTAATTACAGTGGACACTGACTTCTATTTGGATTTACTATTATTAAAGTCTAAGCATAAGAAATATACTTTTTTAAGTATGTCCAAAGAGATGTTTGTTAAATCTAATCCTGTTAATATTACAGAAGGAAAAATAAGTGGTCAAGCCAAAAATGGAGAATATATAATATTAGAAGAAATATGAGTATAAGTCACACGGGAATGGTTTACTTCGGAACTGAAGCAAAACCTTATAAAGAAACTGAAGTAGTAAAAGATACAATCGTAGAAAGCGTTGTAAAGCAATTTAAAGAGCGTTCTGAAGTAGGAATTGCTAAATACGGCACTACTATGGATAGAAAAGATTTAAGTACCTTAGAATGGATGATTCACTTCCGAGAGGAGCTGATGGATGGATTGTTGTATTTAGAACGTGTAATAAAAGATACACAAAAGGAAAATATAATTGATATAATGAAATCTGATGAAGAATTAGGATTGTATGCAAATACATTTAGTGGAACAACATCATCAACTACAAATAATTCATATAATCCAGCTTTTACTAAATGTCAATGTAAGTAATCCCTTTGTGGCTATCTAAAGAACTTCAATAGGTTAATGTCCACTTCAGATTTGGTGTCGTACTTCATTTGAGCCAAACCTCTCTCAACTATATTCATAACCTCATCGGTTGTGTTAGTTTTCCAACTTATTCTTTTAAGTAGAACTGTCCGCTTTTTATTTGTAAAATAATCAATAGCAGTTGAGTGCATAAGTTGCCTTGTCAGGTTTACAAAGTCAATATCAATTTCCTTACTGTCCAGTATGGTTTGATTATTTTTAGCTATTTCTATAAGTTTTTCATCTGTCATAATGCAAATATAAACATAATATTTCTACGGTGGGTATATTTCTACGGTGGGTATTAAAAAACCCTTACAACAAATTAATGCTATAAGGGTTATGTTCGTCTTTCCGAACTGCCAAAGAATATGCAAATTTGTAAGGTTTATGAATATTATACCTAATTAATACCTTACTTTGACTCAAGCATTTACACGACCTACATTGTATCTTTTACAAGGATTCCTTTTCTACTAATTAGGTTTTATGTCGTTGGGTTGCCTCGCTAGGTTGCCTCGCTAGGTTGCCTCGTTGGGTTTAATACTTCTCCAAGTGTCCATTCCTGAGAGCAATCTAAATGGTTTTGAATCCAAGTTCTTGCATCTGATAAATCTAATGCTCTAAATGTATAATGCTCTTTATTTGATTTTGCGTAGTACGTTCTCATAGTTTAATAGTTGGGTTGCCTCGGTGGGTTTTAATAGTTGGGTTGCCTCGGTGGGTTAAATGGTTTGCCAAAGTGTCCAATGGATAAGTTTAAATAATATCCTACATCAAAATAATCGCTTTGGACATCTGACCTGTCATAATTATTTTTATTTGCTATTTCAAATATCTTTTTTAGTACTAGAACTGACTCTTTATTTTCTCTGCTTTCTAACCAATATTGATTAACTGACTCATAAGAATTGTTTTGGTCGTTTCTAAGCTCGATTGGTGCATTTATAATACTTATGCTCAAACTTAAATAATCACGTCTTACAATTGATAATTTCCAGCCTAATCTTGAAGGGAAGTTCTTCTTTAGTTCTTCCCTTATTACTTTTACTTCTTCGGTGCTAATATACGCCATTTTAATATTCGTTTACATAAATTAATTGCCTTTCTTTGCTGCTGCATATAAATTCTGTAATTTGTTCTGCAAAGTAGTAACTGGTTTGTTCTTCAAGATAGTTTAAATAATCTCTATATTCTGTGCAATATAAGAAAAACCTATTTTGTGTTAATACTTTTTTTGTATTCCAGTCAATCACCTGAATTAAGGCATAATCTTTGGACACTTGCACTTTAATAATTCCGCCAATTGCGGATTCCCCGATTTTAAATGTTTTTGTTTTCATAATTAATTAGGTTTTATGTCGTTAGGTATAAAGTGTCCAGTTGTATTGCAAAATTTGTACTCGATTGCTTTTAATATTTCTTTTATGTCGCTGGGTTGCGAATCCCAGTTTGATTTTGAGCTTATTTTCTTGCAAACTCTTGTAAATTTCTCCATATCTGAAATTCTGTCTGTTTCAACTAAAAATCGCATTCCGTACCAATAATTTTCTCCGTTTGTCTGCTGGAAACGAATTGAACCGATTGGGTTTAAATAATCTTTCCATCTTTCATTAAGAATTTCGATGTTTGTAAAATTATAACCGTTTTGGCTATATTCTGTTGTTCTGATTTTTGCTTTCATACTATTTTAAAATTAAATGGTTGTGAGTCTAATGAATAATCAAATGTTAATCCTAATGGTTTAAATTTATCTTGCCAATTTGCCAATTCTTGATAATCTAATCCATCATAACCATCTGATTGGAATCTTTCCCAAAGATTAAAGAAACCTTTGCTTTTTATTATAGAATCAAATTGTTCTATATTACTAAAATCGTTTTTTAATTTCATAATTAAGTTGTTTAAATTTTCTTCTGCAAATATATGTCGAACATTTGAATTACGAACTATGTTTATTAAAATATTGTGAAAATTTTAACTTTTGCCTCAGATTTACTGGGTTGCCTCGTTGGGTTGCCTCGTTGGGTTGCCTCGTTGGGTTGCCTCGTTGGGTCGCCTCGCTGGGTTGCCTCGTTGGGTTGCCTCGGTAGGTAAAAAGTGAAAAATTACAAAATGTTACAAATATAACAAAATGTTACAAAAAACATTAAAATGACTTTTAGCTTGTTTAAAGCATTATTTTAATCAAAAGGTATCAATATACCAAAAAAGTTTTTTATTGCCTTAAATTGACTAAAAAAGCTATCGAAAAAATCCAGTATAAAACGTAAAATGTAAATTTTAACATAATATTAACAAATTTTTAACAGTTTAAAGTATTGTTTTATTCAAAAGTTGACGTATATTTGTATCAGAAAGGAAGCAATAAAGCAACCTATAAAAAAACCTTAATAAAATGAAAAATTTAAACTTAATCTTATTTTTTGCAGTAGTAGTTACAGTAGCCACAGGAATACATTTTTTAACTTTAAATTGCTACAGATAATTATGAAATCATTTTTTCAATACCAGGGCAAACAAATTATTTTCGGTCAAATTATCGGAATTTATTTTTTAATCAATTTAATAATTAATCTAATAAACTAAAAAAATGAAATTACTTACAACAAATAACGCCAAGACCATTAAAGGAGAAAAGAAAAACTATAAAACTTACATTTTGTACATGTCACCAGCCTACCAAAACGACAAAAATATAAATCTTTGCTCCCACGCTTCGAAAGGTTGTTTAGAGGCTTGTTTATTTAAGTCCGGATTCGGAGGAATTTATACCAGCGTTCAGAAGGCACGAATTGCAAAAAGTAACTATTTTTTAAACGATAGAGTTAAATTTTTACTACAGCTAAAAAAGGAAATTGCAGCAGCAATAAAGAACCAAAAAGAAGGCGAAAAATTAGCATTTAGATTAAACGGCACAACCGACATAAATTTCGAAAAGTTTAAAATAGAAGATAATAAAAATATTTTCGAGTTATTTCCTGAGGCACAATTTTACGATTATACAAAAAACTATGTAAGATTAGAAAAACGTATTTTACCGCCAAATTATCACATTACATTTTCAAGAAGTGAAACCAACGAGGAAAAAGCTATCGAAATGCTAAATCTAGGCTATAATGTTGCTGCAGTCTTCGACAAATTGCCAACCAGCTACAAAGGATACAAAGTAATAAACGGAGACGAAAACGACCTCAGATTTTTAGACGAAAAAAACACCATCGTAGGATTAAAGTATAAAAAATTAACAGGTAAAGGAGCAGACAACAGCCAAGGTATAAAATCTAACTTTGTAATTAAAACAACATGATAAATTTAACACAAATTAAAAAAGAGAGAGCGCAAAAGCGCAAAGAAAAAAAGCAGCTAAAAAAGGATATTGCAGCAGCTAACAAAGATTTTTTTAATAACCTATTCAAAAATTTACACAATGAATAAAACGGCAAGACTTAAGGAACACCACGAAAGATTGATATTTTTAAATAGTGTTAACCATTACACGCAAAGCGGGAATCCTAAAATTGATAAATATTATAAACTACTTAAAGAAATTCAAAAACGAATTTTTATAATAAATAATTATACACCAATAAACCCGAACAGTTTTTTTAACCCAACATTAAACGCAATACAACAACTTAAAAATAAATAATTATGAAAGAATTAATCGAAAGCACAAAAGGAAAATTTTTTACCGTTACATTTGTAAAAAAGGACGGCACAATAAGAAGAGCAACCGCACGAACTGGAGTAAGAAAAGGCACAAAGGGAATAGGACTAGGATATAATGCAACCGACAAAGGCATTAAAATCTTATGGGTTTGTGATGCTGAAAACTTCAGAGCTATAAAATTGAATAGCATCTTAGGTATAAAATTTAAAGGTAAAAACTATTTTAATACTGTAATCTAATGAAAGAAGATAACAACCAGCTCCCAGCCTTACTACTTGCTTTTTGTTGTATTGGCGCTGTTTACGGAATTATATTTTTGTTCGGAATGCTAATAGGATTGAATAGTTAATTAAGTTAATTAAGTTAATAGCTAAGATTGACAACTTAAAACCAAGTAAAACTGGAAAGGTTGACAAAAAAACCAACAGACAACCGCGACAAAATTCGCGCAAACGTAAACAAAAAAAACCTTTGAGAGATTGAAAACCTTTCAAAGGTTTTTTTATGCGCTATTGTTTCGGGTGCTTCATGTGTTCGGGTGCTTCATGTGTTCGGGTGCTTCATGTGTTCGGGTGCTTCATGTGTTCGGGTGCTTCATGTGTTCGGGTGCTTCATGTGTTCGGGTGCTTCATGTGTTCGGGTGCAAAATTGCCACAAGCCACCCCCCGAAAGCCAAACAAGGCAATAAACAGACCCCAACCCCCCCCTTTTTTGCGACCTGTATAGTATATTTGACCCCCTCCACAAATTTTTTCCACACAATATAACTTTTCATTATTCAGTATTTTCTTACATATATCCTACAAAAATTTTTTTCCTATTCTATGTACTTTTTGAAAGAGAGAAGATTCTTACAAGTTGTAAAAAATAAATAAAAGCCGTTTGTTGTCGTTTAATCCACTTTTGAGTTAGAAATGCAAATTATTCAGGATTACAATTCCAACAGTAAAATAGAAATGTCTGTTTTTCGCTTCGCAAATAACATTTTGTAGGAAAAAAGTATGAAAAATGGCACTTTTTGAAAAAACGTAAAAAAAAAACGCACTTTTATACCCCCCCCCCTAAAAAGTGTATCAAGAAATAGGGGGGGGGGTATATTTCCTTTATTTTATAAAATATTATTATTATTAAAAAAAATATATATAATATATAATAGTATTAATTAATTTTGTAACTTTGTAGCAATTATTATTAAATATAATTATGGAAAGAGATAAAGTATTTTTGGATATTATTCAACAGATAGAGTTGGGTCGTTCAATAAAGAATATATTAGATGGTGATGATTACCCAATCACACGAAGTACTTTCTACAACTGGTTAAATGAAAATCCCGATAGAATAGAATTATACAAGAAAGCTACTGAAATACGTGCTGATGGTATCTTTGACGATATGTTAGAGATTTCTGATGATGGTACTAAGGACTACTACTATGATGTTAATGGAAACAGACAACAGAGTATGGTAGCTGTAAACAGGTCAAGGTTGCAACTTGATACTCGTAAATGGGTATTGGGAAGGATGAACCCTAAAAAGTACAGCGAGAAACTTGATATTACTTCAGGAGGGGATAAATTGAAAGTAGTTCCAATTATAGGGATGCAGATTATTAACCAAGAGGAAGAAGAAGTTGCAGAATAAGAGCCTATCATTAAATGTTAGAGGTAATTTAAAGCAATTAGAAGCCATAAAGGCTTGGACTGATAAAACTACCATTGATATTGTATATGGAGGTTCAAAAGGAAGCGGAAAGACTTTCATAGGTTGTTCTTTGATATGTGCAGATGCACTAATGTACCCTGAAACGCATTATTTTATTGCGAGAAAGACATTAGCAGATTTACGTAAGTTTACTATTCCTTCAATTCAAGAGGTTTTGAGTGGATGGGGAATAACAGAGGATTATTATAGCTTCAATGGTCAAGATAACTATTTCAAGTTTCATAATAAATCTAAGATATTTTTGATTGATGCGAAGTATTTGCCAAGCGACCCAAACTATATGCGATTTGGAGGTATGCAGAATACTCGTGGATGGATAGAAGAAGCTGGGGAGTTTGACATTGAGTGTAAGAATAACTTACAAGCGAGTATAGGGCGTTGGAAGAATAAGGAATATGACCTGTCGCCAAAGTTGCTACAAACGTGTAACCCCAGCAAGAATTATTTGTACAAGGATTATTATAAGGCAACAATTGATAGGACGATTCCAAATCATATGAAGTTCATTCAGGCATTGCCAACAGATAATAAGACATTGCCAGTTGATTACGTTCCTAACTTGATGAAAATATTAAGCCATAACGAAGTTCAAAGGCTTGTATATGGGAATTGGGAGTTTGATGATAATCCTTATGCGATGTTTGAGTATTCAGATATTCTTGGATTGTACACAAATGAGTTTATCAAACCTACTCAAGATAGGTATATGACTTGTGATATTGCGTATACAGGTTCGGATAAGTTTGTTATCGTTGTATGGGCAGGATTTGTAGCATTGAAGATAATTGCTATTGATAAGATTGACGATACGATGGTGAGCAAGAAGATAAATGAGTTACGCATAGAGAATAGAGTGCCGCTTAAAAATGTGATATATGATGCTGATGGATTGCAGACATTTACAAGGGCATCAACAAAGTTAGGAAATTTAGTAGGAGCAACTCCATTTAACAATAATGGAAAGCCAATAAAGATGCACGGTAAAACAGAGAACTTTAAGAACTTAAAGGCACAATGTTACTGGTACTTTGCAGAAGCGGTTAAGGATTCTAAGATGTTTATTCAAGAAGATAAATACAGGAAGCAAGTAATCGAGGAATTAGAGCAGATAAATAGACAGCCGTTGCAGGATGATGGTAAAATAGCGTTAGAGAAAAAAGAGGAGATAAAGAAAAGAATAGGTCGTTCTCCCGATTTTGCTGATGCACTTATGATGAGATTTTTCTTTGAATTGAAAGGTAAGCCGAGATTACGAATAATTTGGTAAATAAATAACTATGATATTTAAAAACAACGAAGAAGCCATATCGGCTATTAAGAGTAATCTTAAAATCAATGAAGAATTTGTCGAAATGCGTGAATGTTCTGATGAACTAAAAGCGTTAGTAAATGGAGATGACTTCATAGAGGAGCTTATAGAGAACATAGAAGGAATTGAGAGTAATGTAAAGGCAGAAGCGAGAAGAAAATACTCAAGAAGTATAAAAGATTTATTCGGAAGAATATTTCAGCCTATCGATAATATTTATTATGCAACTGGAGGAATTAAAGACTACGACATTTTAAACCCTACGATTAAAGCAGAGTTCTTAAATAAAATTGCAAGTGTAAGAGATGGGAAGTCTTTAACGGAATGGGTGCAAGACTACGCAATTAAATTAATGAACACAGACCCAAATGGATTGATGTTCTTAGAATATACTACTGAACCTGAGGTAGATATTTACCCAACTTATAAAGCGATTGATAGTATTCGTTATTACGAGTCAAGAGGACAGATGGTCGAGTATGTAATATTTGAACCAAAGAGATTAGACAACAGACAGTTTTGGAGAGTAGTTGATGATTTGACAGATAGAACATTTGAGCAAGTGGGTACTCAATTTAACATTATACCTGAATTAACATTTGAGCATCCATTTGGTCAAGTACCTGCACTTATCTGTTCTAACATTCAAATTCCAGCAGAGGAGGAGAGATTATCAGCCATTGATAACATTATAGACATCTCCAAAGAATATGCGAGAGACCAATCATTCTTAACATTATATAAAATTTATAAAGCCAATCCAATATTTTGGAAATACGTTCAGTATTGTGGCGACTGTGGAGGAACAGGTAAAGTAGAGGAAGAAACTTGTACTACTTGTGATGGTCACGGAAAAATGATGGGTAAGAGCGATGTAACAGGTGTTGTTGAGTTACCTATTCCTGATGACAGAGATACTCCTGTTATCGCACCAAACATTGCAGGATTTATATCTCCTGATTTAGATGTGTGGAAACAATACTCAGAGGAATTGAATTTACTTGAGGAGAAGATGTATAAAACGCATTGGGGAACAAGTTACGGTATTCAAAATGTAAGCAATGTAGAGAAAACTGCTACTGAAATAATCTACAACAAACAACCATTAGAAAATCAACTTAACAAGTATGCTGACTTTATAGAGTATGTAGAGTGGAAATTCTGTGAATGGATATTGAACTTTTATGACTTAGGTAAAAGCAGAAGCGAAAGTAGAATAACAATCAATTTAGGTCGTAGATATATCGTTGAAGGTTATGACACATTATTGGAAAGATACGAGATGTCTGTTAAGGCTGAAGAAAATAGTGTGGTATTGGATAAGCTGTTTAGTGAGTATTTATCGGCAAAATATAGAAATAATCCAATTGATTTGCAAATTAATCTCGTAAAAATGCGAATCGAACCATATTTACACTTACCTTTACAAACAGTTTTAAATATCTTTGGAAACGAAGAAGCACAAAGAAAAGTATTATATCAAAAATGGTGGCAGACAGTTACAGATTATAGCAAGTCAGAAGAAGTATTGACTGCTGAATTTAATAACTGGTTTGAATTAAATAAAAAGGTTGTAGCACCGCCAGTTGCACCAATAACTAAATAAAAATTATATGAGTCAAGTTGCAGTTTACGTATTACACAAATTAGGCAGAGAGGGAAATGGATTTAATTCCAACTACAAACTATCAGTAGAAAGACCTCCACATTTAGTACACATTACTTTTGCAGACACAACGAATGACAATTGCAAGATTAATGGATTATGGTATGAAAAAGATGAAAAACTTACTAAATTACATTTAGAAGGAAAAGACTTTTTAGAAGTACAAGAAGAAGTACCGAGTAAAGATGAGTTAATTAAAGAATACGAATTGCTATCAGGAGAAAAGGCAAAACCTATTTGGGGCGTAAACAAATTAACTGAAGAAATAACCAAACTAAAGTAATATGGCGTTAGACAACATCGCAGAAATCGAAACCACATTAGGCATTGAAAGTGGTAGATTAATTGAAATGATAAATAGTGAAGAAGCGTTTTCAGTAGATTTATCAGAAAAAGTATTCTTGAGCAAAACTGCTTATGAGGAGCGAATTGCAAATATCAAGAAAGAAAGTGCAACAGTAGCGATTGAAACTGCTGTAAAGGAACAAAGAAACAATCTTGGATTAGATTTTCAAGGAAAAACAATTGAGAATTTAGTAAGTGCGATTAAGTTAAAGACTGAATCAGAAAATAAAATTGAGCCTGATGAAAAGTTTAAAACATTAAAGTCAGAGTTTGATGGATTGGTTTCTAAGTTAAACGAAAAAGATGCAGAGTTTAATTCATTCAAAACACAAATAGAAAAAACAAATCTGTTAAGTGAAATTAAAAACGAGTTTACGAAACATATTCCTGACAATGTATTGGTGTCTAAATCTACAATTTTTACTGAAGCAAAAGAAAAAGGATTCTCTTTTGAAAAAGAAGATGGCAATGTAGTAGTAAAAGATTCAAATGGTAACATTTTAAAAGATGCTAACTATTCTCCAATAACTGTAAAGGATTGGGTAACTACATTCTCAACACCATATTTGGCAAAAGTTGAAGGCGGAGCTGGAAAAGGAGATGATACTGGAGAAGGTAAAGCTGGAAGTTTTGAAGCGTTTATGAAAGAGTCTGAAAGAAATAATTGGGATGCTTCTAAACAAAATTCAGAGATGGCTAAGCGTATTTCTAACGGAACGTTGAAGATATGAGTAGATTAGTAGAATGGTTCTTCTCTTTATTCATAAGTAAATCTAAAATAGACATTGTTCGTAAAGAAGCGTCTAATGATTTAAGAAAAGAACTTTTAGAGTACAAAAACAAAACATACTTTAATAAATTAAGTAAAAATGCCACTAAAAAAAGGATTTAGTCGTAAAAGCGTGAGTTCCAATATTAGAACTGAAATGAAACACGGTAAAAGTCAGAAGCAATCAGTTGCAATTGCTCTTAGTGTAGCTCGTAAAGCCAAAATGAAAGCTAAGAAGAAGTAAGTTACGCATTAATTAATGCGTAAAATAAAAAAAATCCCTTACGAATTTAAAACTTGTAGGGGATTTTTCGTAACTTTGTATCACTTTGGCGGTAGTTGGAGGGATTCGGGCGGTATGCTCATAAACAAAAAAGAGTATTATCAATTAAATTTTAAACAAAATGGCGAATAAAACAACCGCAAATTTAGTAAAAGCACAAGCAAGATTGCTTGGAGCATTTCAATCTTCTGAATTAAGATTCAGATACCCAGCTACTTATTTAGCACTTAAAGGAATGTCACCTATTATGTTCCCTAACTACGATGAACTTCGTACAAGAGAGGATAGAACGGTAGAAACAAACTTCATCGCAAGAGCAAAACGTTCTCTTGGAACAGGTGGTAGAAGTCACAATCACACTGGTTCAAAACAAGATTCAGCAACGCTAACTCCATCTTGGACTGCGTATTCTGACAAATTCAATATGTCATTGAAACAAGCTGACGCTTCTTTGTATAATGCAGATGAGCAATTGTTCAACGAAATTTCAAATGCAGTATCTAACTTTATGGAAGGATATGAAACAGCTGCTACTTCTTACATCTTTACAAATAGAAGTGCTGTTGTTGCTACAACTCCTGAATGTACATTTATTACTGCTGGTACAGTAAATGCTTACGAAATTGCTTCCGCTAACGAAAGTAGAGCTATACAGATTACTAAAATAGCTATGGAAGCTAACAAGTACGCTCAAGGAATTACAGTTTTTTGTGATTCAGTTGCTTACGCTAAATTTGAGTATCAAGCTGCTCAAGGTATTTCTAACTCTGCTAACTTGTCATTCCAATTTAATGGAGTAACATTTGTTCACTCAGTAGAACTTAATGCTCTTGCAATTGCAGTAAAAGCTGGTCACACTAAAGGATATTGGATTGTTGTTCCTGATGGAACTGTATCTACATTGCCTTGGATTCCTGTACAAAACAGAATTGGAGTTGATACAGTAGTAGGTAACTACTCTAATATCATCAACCCTATCGATGGTGAATCTTACGCATTGCATACTTATGTAACTGCTGCTGATGATAGTACAAATAATGGTTATACTCAAGACGTAGTTACTCAATACGAAATATCTCAAGATATGTCATTTGCTAAAGCTCCTCTTACAGTATCAACTGAAACTCCTATCATTGCATTTGCAATTATCTAGTAGATGATAAACATCACAAAAATACAAACAGCGTTATCGGGACTTGTAGGGTTTAAACAGCCTTACAATCCTGATTATGCTATTGTAGATTCAACAAATCAAGCAAGTTCTTCAGGTTATTACATAACGGATAATCCTTATGCTAAAATCGAGTACATAAAAGACAACCAAGATTACGTTGATATATCTGCAACAGGTTTCAATTCATTGCTTACTGATATAAAAAAATCATCGGTAGCAAGTGTTTGTAATCAAGTATTTAGCGATTATGATTTCATAGATAGAACATTATTGTTCAAAAATGCTTCTAATAAAATAGAAGTAGAAACATTACCAACAGGATTTGTCGGGTATCATATTAGAGTAACAAGTCAGAAAAATGTGGCTTTTAAAATAAGTCGTGTGTTACTCGATTTTCAAGGAACAGGAAGTTTTACTTTACTACTTTGGAATACTGCAAAGAAGGCAGCGATACAATCTAAGGTAATAACAATTACAACAGACCATCAAGAAGTAGTGCTTGACTGGGTTATAGACAATACAGATACCACTTACAAAGGAGAGTACTATATCGGGTATATTAATAACTCGCTTACTGTAACTCCATATAAAAGAGAGTGGAACTTAGGTAATGTCTTATCAAACCCAACGTACTTAAAAGTTGAAAGAGTAAAAGTGCCAAATCATTTGACTACTACACTATTCGATTTAGATGATGTTGATGGATTGTCAGAAGATTCAGGATTGAATTTAGACATATCGGTTTACGAAGATTATACTGATTTTGTTATAAATAATAAAATGATTTTCGCAAGAGCGATTCAGATTGAAGGTATCATTGGTTGTATTCAACTATACGTATCATCATTAAGAAGTAACTCAAACCAATCTCAATCAGCTCAGTTATACGAGAAATTAATGATTGAATTGAAGGGAACTGGTAGCGAAAGCATTGTTAAAGTAATCGGTTTAGAAAATCAGTTATTGGGAGAGATTGCTTCTATAAGAACAGAAATTGGTAAATTAAAAAAAGGTTTAGTTAAACAAAATCAAGTCTTTGCTTATACATTAAGATAATGCCTAACTATATAAAAACAAATCCAGTTGGACTAGACAAAGTTATAGATATAATCCAAAAAAGATTGTATGACAAACTAACTCCATTATGGAATGTAAAGTTAGAAGGTTATCCGAGATGTTATGAGATTAAAAGAGCTAAGAAAACAACTATTGAACATTATAAAGGAAAGGGGGAATACGAATCATTAATTCATAGTGATACAAATAAATTCTTTTTTATAGTTAAAGATAATATAAAACAAGTTAGTTACACTACTTATAATGCGGTTATAGAATTGTATTTTATTTTAAATATACAGGACTGCAAACCATCTATTCATCATAGAGCAGATGAGGAAGTAAGAAACGAAGTTATAAATGTATTATCCACAGTTGGAGTTGCTGATGCTTTAAAAACAATTATAATAGACACGGCATCAGTATTTAGAGGATATGATTATGAATTATTAAATGATATGCATCCTCACGACTGTTTCAAGGTGATTTTTGAGATAAGAGATTTTAAATTAAAGTAGATGGAGTTTACAGTAATTAAACCATTTACATTTGACAAATATTACAACAAGGGAGAAGTAATTATCCTCCACACAAAAAAATTAATAAAACGTTTAATTAATAACAAATACATTATAAAAAATGGCATTAGCAAATCAAATTATAATAGTTCCAAGTGATAAAGGAGATTTATTAGGAACTGGATTGGAAGCAACAGCTTTCGATTGGGACAGAGTAGAAACGATTGAATTGTCTTCAAGAGGTTATGTTTATCCATCAACAGACCAAACATTAGCAACTGTTCAAGCTGCTCAACTAGCTGGAGATTTAATTATTCTTCAAGGAATAAAATCTTTCAAAATTACTGCTGTTGAACCACAAATCAATACAGCAGATGGTTCAGGTTACAAAACCGTAACAGGAGAGCTTCCTTACGAGTATGAAGTGATGTTTGACAATAACGGTGTAAATATTTGGAAAGCGTTGAGAAAATTCAACTCTAAAGATGCTTACAACTGTGCGTTCTACGATGTTGAAGGAAATAAAATCTTTACATCCAATAAAGCAGGAAGTATATTCAAAGGATTCCAAACTAAAATGTTGTTCACAGGACAATACAAAGGTAAAGAAGGAAACAATCCAGCAGAGGTTAAAATGAATATTCAATTAGCTGACAACGGTGAAATGGAAAGACAAGTATGGATTTCAGGAGAAATTCTTGATTTTGATGCTAAATCTGATTTAGATGGTGTAAATGATTTGTATGTTAATACAACAAGTACTGTTACAGCTGCTTCTACTTCTTGGGCATTTACCAATACATTAGCTGACCGTTCTCAATATGTTGCTGGTATTCCATTAACAAACTGGGCGATTAAAAAAGTGTTAATAGCAAGTCCATTTACAGTAAGTTATATTATACCGAGTGCAGTAGTTGAAAATCCAGTTACTAAAACTTACACACTTACTCATACTGCAATAGGTGCAGGGTTTACAGCTTCAGTAATTACAGCTACTAATCCTACAAGTAGTTCAATTTCATCTAACATTATTCAATTAACTGCTACTAAATTGCTTTACAAAGGTAATAGTGCAGGCATTGTATTGTAGTATTTAGATTAGATTATTTTATTAGACCCGATATAAATTTATATCGGGTTTTTTTATCTTTGACTATAAATAGTCAAACTCAATTAAATTTTATTTACCTTTGTACTATGACAGTAAGAGAATATATGAATAAAGCAAAAGCAGTACAAACTTCTGTAAAAGGATATGTTGATGATATTGCATTAATGAAAGAAGATGAGATAATAAATCTCAATATAATACAAATGGAAAAAGGATTAGGCACTAACGATTCCAAATTAAACTATGCAAACGGATATACAGGAAGATATGGTGGGTCAACTGCAAAAAGAGCTTTATTAGAAAGAACGGTATTGCCTAAAATTGCTGGAGAACTGTATAATTTTGGATGGACAGGAGATTTTTTATCTAATTTTCAAGTAAGAATAACAAGAGAAAATAAATTAGAAGTATATAGCACAGGAACAGGTACAGGAGGAAAGTCTATATTTCTTACTAAAACTCCATATATGTATGGTTTAAATGCAGAAGATACTCACAAACTAAACTACGAAATAATATATCCTGAATTAATGAAATTTATAAAACAATTTATATGATTGAATACTATGACAGCATAGAAGTATTACCGTTATACAATTGGGATAGATACACAACCACAAGAGATAACAATTGGTTGATAATTGATTTCAATGGTAGACAGCCTAAAATAGACAATCAAGAATTGACTGCATTAGAGAGCAAATTACAAGAGGAATATTTTAAAGCAGTTGATGATAGGACTTTTGTAAAAAAGTTGCAGAAATGGGCTAAAATCGATAATCTACGCACACGTTACAATGTAATAGCGATGTTGTGTCAAAGATTATGGTTAGGATTCGGAGATATGCAGATGGAATTAAGGCAACAATACATTCAAATAATAAATAAGTTTGGTTTTAATATGCCTTTAATAAATACAGTTGAAGGAGATGCTGAAGAAATTGCATTGATAACAAATTCGATGCAAAATATTAAAACTCAAATTGAAATGCTTGAATCAGAATTAAAAACTGACGAGAAGAAGCAGACATACAGCTTAAACAAGCAAATGGTTCTTGTAAGTTTAGGATTAGGATTAGCTTATAAAATAGATGCTAAACAAACAACTGTAAGCGAATGGATTGAATTATGTAAATTATTAGAGGAAAAAAACGCTCAACAAGTAAAGAATAATAAATAAAAGTTCGTAACTTTGCAATTCGGGGATTACTGTGAAAGCGGTAGTCCCTTTTTAAATTTAATACACTATGGCAAACGAGATAGATTTAGTAGTTGGACAGGTTGCATTTGATAAGATAACCGAATTAATAAATAGATTAAAGGATGTAGATACCGAATTTGGTAAAATAGCTACTAAATTTTCTGATTTAGGTAAGACATCAAATCCACAAAGCACTGCTGAATTAGCAAAACTTACTGCTGAAAACGAAAAACTTAATAAGGCTTTAACTGAATTAAGAGCAAGTTACACTACTATTGATACTGAATTAGCTAAGGCAAACACTACAAGAGCTTCTTCAAGTAAACTTATCACTCAAGAAACAATTGATATAAGATTAAAAAATAAAGAATTAACACAAGAATATACAGAATTATCAAAAGTTGCTGACAAATATCAACAAGCTGATGCTCAGTATAGAATAATGGCAAAATCTTTAAAGGATTTAGCTTTTCAAGGAAAAGAAGGAACTAAAGATTTTATAGAAAAAGAAAAAGCATTACTTGCATTAGGTAATAGATTGAAAGCTGTTGATGCGATGACAGGTTCGCATACTCGTAATGTCGGTAATTACGCATCATCTTGGAATGGATTAGGGAACTCGATTAACCAACTTACTCGTGAAGCTCCAGCATTTGCTAATAGCTTACAAACAGGTTTTATGGCATTGTCTAACAACATTCCTATTTTAACGGATGAGTTAGGTGTGCTTATTGATAAAAATAAGAAACTTCAAGCAGATGGTAAGCCAACCGAATCAATCCTTAAAACAGTTGCAGGGGCGTTTTTCTCTTGGCAAACTGCTATATCATTAGGTGTAACTATACTTACAGTATATGGAGCGAAGTTAATTGATGCAATGTTTAATACAAATGGTGTTAAAAGAGCAACTGATTCATTAACAAATTCATTAAAATTACAACAAACTCAATTAGATAAAAATATAAAGGTATTAGAATATAATGCAGAAATAGAAATAGAATTAGCTAAAAAAAGAGGTGCTTCTGAAAAAGAAATATTTGAAATAAAGAAAAAACTCGGAATTGATACTGTATCTGAAACTGAAAAACAATACAATGTATTAAATGCAAGGATTGATTCTTTTGATAAATATAGAGCTTTAAGAGAAAAAGATAAAGGACAAGCTATTTTATTTTTAAGAGGTAAATATAATGGAGATTTAGAAAAGGCTACTAAAGAATATCAAAGAAGGGAAGTTGTTTACACAGATGCTAATAGAAAATTATTAGTAGATAGTAAAACTAAATTATATGACCAATTAAAAGAAAAAAATGATAAAAATGTATTAGATGAATTAAGGGGTCAAAATGAGTTAAATAAAAAAGCAGAACAATTAGCCAATAAGCCAGTTGCTCAAGAAAAAAAGGTATTGAAGTTTGACGAAGTTAAATCTGAAAAGGATTTACAACAAGCTAAAATTGAAGGTCAAAAGATTGATTTAGAGTCTGCTGATTTAGATAAGATGACTACTGATGAAAAAATAATCAACAGGCAAAAATTAACTGATATACAGTTAGCTACAATAAAATCCGTACAGGAAGAAGAAATTGCAGTAGCTGATAAAAAACGAATTGATGATTTAGCAGAAAACGATAGGTTCTTAAAAAACAATCCTAAGCAGATTGAACAGTATAATAAGAATATTGAAGATATAAATAAAACCCATCAACACGTAGTAGATAAAATAAATGTTGAGGCAAGTAATAAAAAGCGACAACTAAGTACCGCTGATTTAAAATATCAAGAAGATTTATTAAAAAAAGAAGCTGAAAATGCACAGAAATATAAAATAAATCAATTTGAGTCAGAAAAAGCTGCTGCAAAATTATTATCAGAAGATAATCGTAAAAATGAAAAATTAACTTCAACTGAAAGACAATCTAATTTTGAACAGTTTAAAAAAATATCTGAAAAAGAATTAGCTTCTCAAAGAGATTTTGCATTGTCTAAAACTGTAATAAAATCAGAGCAAGATTTAATAAATCAAGAATATGCTAAAGGATTAAAACTCCTTGAAAATATGTCTGACCCATTAGAAGCTATAAAAAATAAAACTAATGATTGGCTTGGAGGATTCACAAAAACTGGATTAGATAGTCCGTTACAAGCATTTGGAATGGAAAGTGCTAAGATGTTTCTTGATGTAAAAGCAAATGGAGAAACTACATTTAGTGAAATGTATAAAAATGCCGAAGAAGGTAGGGAAAAATTCCAAGTGGCTTTTGGTGCAATATCTGAAGTAGGTCAAGGCGCGTTCAATGCAATAGCACAGGCAAGTATGGCTCAATATGAAGGAGAATACGCAAGACTTGATGCTCAAAAAGAACAAGCTATTAAAAATGCTGGTGATAGTTCTGCCGCAAAAGAAAAGATTGAAGCTGATTATGCTAAAAAGAAAAAAGAAATAGACAAGAAAAAGTTTGAAGGAGAGAAGAAAATAAAGATGGTTAATATAGTTATGGACACAGCTCAAGCCGTTGTAGCTGCATTACCTAATATACCTTTATCCATTATAGTTGGTGTTTTAGGAGCTATTAATTTAGGAATGGTAGCTGCTCAACAATTTCCAGCTTATGCTGAAGGTACAGACAATCACAGAGGAGGTATGATGCTTGTAAATGATGGAGCTGGAAGTAACTTCCAAGAAAAAGTTATATTACCAAATGGAAAAGTAATTAGACCTCAAGGAAGAAATGTACTTATGGATGCTCCTAAAGGAACTAAAGTATTGAATCACGAACAACAATTGTTTGAAATGTTACAAAGTAATAATATATCAATGTCCTCTCCTCAATATCAAGGAATGACTCCTGATGAAATGGATGAAATTTTAGGCAAACATTTTGGTAATATTAAAACACAAAACACTATCTTTGACAAGAACGGATTTCAAACGTATGTTAGAAATGGTAACAGCATCACAAGGTCAAATAGTAATCGTTCTCAAGCAATTGGTATAAGCGTATAATTATGGCAGGAGAAACTTTTCAATTAAGATTTAAAAATAACGAATATTTAACCGTAAGCATTGATGAGCCTATCAACTTTGCTACGGTTGATTTTCAATTAAGCCAAAAAGAAAAAGGTTATGGTCGTGATGTATCTTTTAATGGCGGTGAAGTTCAATTTGAGTTTGTTAAATATCGTAATCATTATTTAGATAAATTATTAGAATATAACAATACTTATGGATTTGAAGCTATTGTAGAATTAATAATAACAACAGTAATCTCTCCGCCAACTATAATTGGAGAATTAGACTTCGCAACTGCTATTACAGACGACTTCGAGTACTTTAAATGCAAAGTTATTCAGCAGTCAGCTAAACAAATAGTAAAGAGAAGAAAGGCTGTAAAAGTTGATTTATTAAGTGATAAGGATATAGATGGCAATTATATTGCTCCATTAGTTCCTCAAAATATGATATTGATAGCAAAGCCTATTACCGAAAATTCACGATGGAAATCAGAAGCATTTGGTTTGACCCAAGCTGTTTATAGTTATGGTCCTGGTCGTCATAATTATAGGAATTATTGCTCTAATCTATATGATTATTCACTTGAAACAAGTTATTCTCCTTCAAACACAGGTGACCCTGATGGAACTATAATTTTAAAAGCTACTTTAGGAGCGATAAATGATATTAAAGTAACTATACCAAGTCATACCGTTACTGGCAATGTTTATAACAGGGGTGGTGGAGTATCTACTTATGCTAAACATTGGTTCGGATATAGATATGGCGCAGATTGGTCTTCAGCAGCTTCAACAGAACATCAGTTTGACGGCTCATATTTTCAATTAAAATACGGAGGACAATCAGCTAGTTATACAAAATCATTTGAATTTTCTATTGATACATTACCAGTAGGACATAGTCTTTGGCTGTATCACGATTGTTATATTGACCATTCAGGCTATAAATATAGTCAATTAGAAATAAGTCAATCTAAAATGAATGTTGATATTGTAGCATCTGTTACTTCAGTAAATTCAGTTGTATTATCATTTAGTTTAATAGATGTAATGCGACAAGTTGTTAAATCAATCTCAGGATTAGGTATATATGCACCTCGTTTTAATATAGGAGGAGAGTTTTATGATAATAGGTTATTAAATGGTAGTTTTTTAAGAAAAGTAACTGAAGTTACAGAAATAATAGATGATGGTGTAAATGAAACTCCTACAATAGTAAAAAAACCTTTTTCAGTGTCATTAGAGGATTTAGAGAAATCACTTACAGAGTTAAATTGTGATTGGCAAATAACTGATTATATTGATGGTACTAAAATATTCTTTGGAACTGAAGATGATTTCTATACTGAAAATGAAATAAAAGAATTTACAAACGCTCAATTTTCATCATTTAATAAAACATTTAATCCTAGATTTCAGATTAATGAGTTTAATTACGGATATAAAAAGTTTCAATCACAAAAAGAAAATGAGATATTAAACTCTTATGATGTAATTAATGGAGAATCTAAATGGGTGTTAAAAAATAAAAATGTAGAGAATAAAAAAGACATTTCTATTGAATGGGTAAGAGATTCATTTTTGATTGAAGAAAGTAGAAGAAAAGCAATAGAGTTATCTTCATCAACATCATCTCAAGATGACGATACATTATTTATAATAGATTCAAGACCAACAACTTATTCATCTTCAGGAACTCAAAGTCTTAATTTTATTCATTATTACAGTGATGATGAGCATTTAGAATTAACAAACAATGATATTAACTTATTAGCATTGCCATTTACCATAGGTGATAAATTTGACATATTAAATGACCCTGATGCGGGTAATTATATTGTAATTAATATATCTCAATCTAGAATTGATTTAGAAAGAATTACTGATGTTGTTACTAATACATTTTCTTCATCTACAACATATGATTGGAGTCATACAGATGACGATACAAATATAACTACAACAGGAACAAGGACTTCAATTTCACTTATACATACTTTCGTAAGCACTGGAATTTCACCCCAAGGGGATAGATTATTAACATTAAGTATTACCCCATTTGGATTTACTCATTATGTAGATGACTTAATAACAATAACAAGTAGTAAAAATAAAGGTAATTACATAATAAATTCAATAAATACTAATTCTATAGAATTACGTAGATTAGCCGATACCACAGCTATAAGTTATGGTACTCAATACAGCTATGGATTTACTCCTGAAACTAATCCATTAACTTCTTATACAGATGATAATTTTGTAGCTAAGAATATGATAGATTCAGATAAATTTTCTAATTTAAGATATTCTATAAAAAGAAACATATATAATTATTGGAGAAAATATTTAGCGACTTGTAATTTATACAATAGAACATCTCCTATTATAAATACTTCATATAAAAATAATAAGTTTTTCTTATCAAATTATAATGGAATACAACTCACTGAGAGTTATGACATACAAACATCATTTAGCGATATAATTCCAAAATTAACTCCATTTATTTATAATGATGTAATATTTGCAAATGTTGAATATTCAGACTATATAGCATTACAAAACAATGTCAGAAGTGTAAGAGGATATATTAAGACTTATGATAATAATGGGTTAGAGATTAAACTTTATCCAATTAATATGAAGTATGAAAATTTAAGTAAGGAATTAACTATAAAAGCAGAAGAAAAATTTACATCATCATTTGTACCTACGGTTCAAACAAAGTCAGTATCTCCAAAATCAGGTACAACTCAATTATCAGGAGGAAATATATTGTCAGATGGTTATTCTGCTATAACAGCAAAAGGAGCGGTATGGGACACAAGTTCTAATCCAACTATTGCGTTAAGTACAAAAACTAATGATGGTACTGGATATGCTTCATTTACAAGTTTAATGTCACCATTAGTTCAATTTACAAATTATTACGCAAAGTCTTATGCTACAAACGCAAATGGAACAGGTTACGGACAAGAAATAAGTTTTTTAGGAGGTGTTACTAATGTGGTTATTGGAACTCAAACGTGGATGGTTGAGAACTTAGATGTTGTTAAATACAGAAACGGAGATACGATACCACAGCATACAGGTACTAATTCAGACTGGGCGTTATTAACAACAGGAGCTTGGTGTTGGTATAGCCATTTATCAAGTAATGGACTTATATATGGAAAGCTATATAATTGGTATGCTGTAAATGATTCAAGAGGATTAGCACCTTTAGGTTATCACGTTCCTACAAATGCCGAATGGACTACTTTAACTAATTACTTAGGAGGACAGCTTATTGCTGGAGAGAAAATGAAATCCACTACATTATGGAACTCAACTTTATACGCTACAAATTCTTCAGGTTTAACAGCGTTCCCAGCTGGTTATCGCTCAGGTAGTTTCTTTTCAGGATTAGAATCTGTGTGTTGTTGGTGGACTTCAGAATCAGTAAACGCATCTTCTGCTTATTACATAGAAATAAACGTAGACAATACAGAAGTTTCTCCGCCAATCAGTGGTTCAAAGGCATATGGTTTTTCAGTAAGACTAATAAAAGATTAATTATGAGTGCAATAAATTTATACACGACAAAGGCAGAAGCTCTTTATTTTAAAGATAGCCAAAGAAACAGTTTTTATGAGTTTGGAGGAATACAACTTCTTCCTAATAATACTTATACACAAAAAACATCAATAGCTTTAGAAAATCCGTATATTGTATCGATATTGAAAGTTGAAGATGATTCATTAATGGGAAATTTATTGTATTCAATTACAGAGATAATTAATATGAATACTATTCGTATTGACAACACTACAATAAAAATTGATAACAATGCTCCTTTGACTATTGATGTGTACGCAACAACTCCGTATTATTGGTCTGTAACTCCAATGGTAGATTGTTATAATGATTTGATATATCTTAAATTTACTTATAATAGCACTTCATATTATACAAATCCATTCTATATAACAGCATTAGATGAGGATAGAACTACAAAATTTACTTATAAAGATTTAGCATCAAATTACTACGAATCAATAAGTTTAAAAACTTGGTTTAGACAAAAATCAAGACAATCTGAATTGACTACATATTATGAATCATCAACTAAAAATACAGTTACTCAAGCTATAAAAACAAATAACTTAGAGATGTATGAGTCAGAGTTTATGAGTGTAGAAGATTTAATTATGACTGCCGAAATACTTGAAAATCCATATTTATATATTGGAAGCAAAAGATATAGTTTATTTGAAGCGGTTAAAATACCTGAACTTACACAACAAGAGAACTTTGGTAAGATAAAATTCACTTTAGCACCAAACAATTAATAGAGAAAATTTCGTAACTTTACAAAAAATTTAACATTATGGCATTAGGATTAGATTTCGGAACAGGAACTGCAGGAGATGGTGAATCTTTATTATCTGCTTTTACTAAAATAAATACATTTTTATCAACCACTACTAAATTAACCAGTGGAGATTTAGAAGTAAACGGAGTTATAGTAGGAACAGGAAATAATTCAAATTTTGGTTCAACCGCTTTGGGTTATTTGGCTTTAAATTCTAATTTAGCAACAGGTCATGATAATACTGCAATAGGTTGGTCTGCATTATCTTCAAATACAAGCGGGGATTACAATACAGCAATTGGCTCTAATGCAATGAGATTTGCAAACACAAGTGGCAATACAGCAGTTGGAATAACTGCATTAAAATATTCCATAGGTATTGATAATACCGCTGTTGGAATTAATGGTTTAACTAATAATTCAGATGGTACAAGTAATACTGCTATTGGTGCTTATGCGATGGAAAAAAATACTAGTGGTGATGGAAATACTGCTGTTGGTGGTGGTGCTTTATATAATGCAGTTTCTTTAAATTATAACACAGCAGTAGGTAATGATGCTTTAAATTTAAATACTTTATATTCAAATTGCACTGGAATAGGATATGGTGCAAATGTAACTGCTTCAAATCAAGTTGTCATAGGAAATACAAGTGTAACTTCTACAATATTAAGGGGAGAAGTAACTGCTGACAAGGATGCTACATTTAATGGAGTTAAAGTTGGTAGAGGAGCTAATAATATTACATCAAATACCGCAGTTGGTAATGCTACATTAACATCCAATACAACTGGAACATATAATTCAGCTTTTGGTTTAGGTTCATTGTTAAATAATCAAGGAGGTTCAAGAAACGCTGCTTTTGGAGGAGATTCTTTATTTTATAATATAAGTGGAAGTTTTAATACTGCCATTGGAAATTCAACTTTAGTAAATACAACTGGGAGTGAGAATACTGGAGTAGGTTATGGGGCAGGGCAAGCTAATACTTCATTTTCTAACACAACTTGTTTAGGAGCTAATACACAAGTAACTGATTCTGACCAAATTCAATTAGGAAATGCATCAACTACTCCTTATGCTTATCAAGCACTTTCACTTCGTTCTGATGAAAGAGATAAAGCTGAAGTTAGAAATACAGTTTTAGGATTAGACTTCATAAATGAATTAAGACCAGTTGATTACAAATGGGATATGCGTGAAGACTATAAAACTGAAATGCCAATAAAACCCGAATTACCAGCACAAGAATTGCCGATTAAAGAATTGCCAATACAAGGTGAACTTTCTGATGAAGATTATCAAGAAATATTAGGGCAATATAATTTAGACTATCAAGAATTATTAGACCAGTCTAATGCTGATTACCAAGAAATTGTAGACCAAAATAATGCTGACTTTAAAATAGTAATGGATGAATGGTTAGAATCTGTTAAATTAGATAATATAACTCACGATGGCACACATACAAGAACAAGATATCATCACGGTTTAATTGCTCAAGAGGTTCAAGATGTAATCCAAGCAAGTGGAGTTGATTTTGGAGGATTCCAAGACCATTCAGTAAACGGAGGTCAAGATGTTTTATCACTTGGTTATGATGAACTTATTGCCCCAATGATTAAAGCTATACAGGAATTAACAGCAAGGATTAACGTATTAGAAGGTAACTAATGGCGAAGAATACTGAAAATATTAAGAAGGTTAAGATTAAAGTAAGAAGAAAAGGCATTCACTCTAAATCAAAGATGTCATCTTTAAAGAGTTCAAAGAATTATACTAAGAAATATAAAGGACAAGGATAATGGTAGAATTTCCAAATATAGAGCATTATAAAGGCGATACGTTTAAGCAAATACCAATGGTATATAAACTTAATGGAGTCGCACAGAATTTAACAGGAGCGATTATTCGTATGCAGTTAAGAAAAGAAAAAGATGGTGTTTCTTATTTGGAATTAACTTCTGTTGCTAACGCAGGTATTACCATTACAAACGCTGCAACTGGTTCTTTTAAAATAAACACACAAATGATTGATATACAAGCTGGTAATTATGTTTATGATATGGAGTTTAATATCGCTGGTGTAATTGAGACATTAATCAAAGGAGATTTTATTTTAACTAATGATGTAACACGATAATGGCAGATATAATAGACATAGATGTATTTCAGACTGTAACATCAGTTAGCTTTGAAGTTGAGCCTAATACTAATATTATTAATATTAATAAAGTTACAGGCGGAGGCGGAGGTGTTGGAGGAGCAACTAATTTAAGTACTTCTCAAACTGCAACTGATTTTACCATTAATTCAGATACAGGAGATGATGCTTTAGTTCCTTTAGGAAATGGTACTTTAGCAGGTGCTACGTTAAATAATTATACAACTGCTGAAAAGAATAAACTTGCAGCAATAACAGGTACAAATACAGGAGACCAAAATCTTCAATCAGTAACAAATTTAGGTGCAAATACAACAAATGCAATATACGCTCAAATTAGCGGAATTTCAAACGCTATTACAGGAGAATCTACTTTAGGTAAAGGTATCTTTGGATTGTCAGTTGAGGCTGCTGCTGTTGAGGGAGGTTCTATTTCAGGAATAGGTGTTAATGGATATTCTTCAACAGGAATAGGTGTTCAGGGATATTCAGAAGAAGGAGTAGGTGGAAGTTTTGACACTGACTCATCTACTGCTAACATTACTAATTTTAAAAAATCAGGAATAGTAAAAGCATCTATTAATAATGCTGGAGAATTAACTGCACAAAAATTAATAAAACAAGGAGGGTTTGATTATCAATTCTTAAAAGCAGATGGTTCAGTTGACAATAATATTTATTTAACTTCTGATGATTTACCATCCACATTAGACTTATACGCAACAACAACTGCATCAGATATAAGTGGATATACTGTGCTTGTTAGAAATATTTCAGATACAAGATATAATACAATAGCAGAAAATGTATCAACAGGAGTTATAACATCAATTGCACAATTAGTAGGTTCATTAGTTACTGATGCAAATATTATATCTGGAAATCCAGGAGTATTTGATTTTAAAACTATTGGAAATATAAGCAGAACAAGTGGAACGGGTCAAGCAGAGTTTTTCTTTAGAATTTACAAAAGAAATTTAGCTGGAACAGAAACATTAATAGCACAATCAGATTATACATTACCCGTAACAAATGGTGGTTATGTTGAATTTTCTGCAACTGCTTTATGGAATGATGGTATATTTTTAGACACAGATAGAGTTGTTTTAAAGTATTATGCAAATAGACTTGCATCTCCAGTTGGTTCAGACCCTACTTATCAATTCCAATTTGGAGGTACATCTCCTGTTAGAAGTTCAGCAGCTATTCCTACATCTGTAATGCCAAATATATATTTAAGAGATTTAGCTGATGTAGAAAATGTTGATGCTTTAAATAATGAGATACTATATTGGAATGACCCTGCATCATTATGGGAACACGAACTTGCTGAAAATTTAGTTCCATTAGCAACTGCAACTCAAAAAGGATTAGTTTCTACAACAACTCAAACTATTGCAGGAGCAAAAACATTTACAGATGCAATAAGTGCAAGTAATTTAAGTGGAACTAATACAGGTGATAATGCAACCAATACTCAATACAGTGGATTAGCTGCATCAAAACAAGATACAATAACATTAACTACAACTGGAACAAGTGGAGCATCTACTTTAGTTGGTGCAACTTTAAATATTCCACAATATAGCGGAGCAACTAATTTAGGATATACTGCTGCACCTACAAATGGAACGGTAACGAGTAGTACAGGAACTTCTGCTACTTTACCTTTAGCTGATGCAACAAATGCTGGATTATTAAAACCTGCTAAATTTACAGTATTAGAAAACACAAGTGGAACAAATACGGGTGACCAAAATTTAAGTGGTTATGCTCTTTTGGCTTCACCAACTTTTACAGGTACACCATCATTACCAACGGGAACAATAGGCGTAACTCAAACTGCTGGAGATAATTCTACTAAATTAGCAACAACTGCTTTTGTATCAACTGCTGTAGCTGCTGGAGGTGTTACTGTCAGCGGGCAAGATACATTTGGAACTGCAAACATAGCTACTGTAACTGCTGCTCAATATGCTGGTTTTGTAACTGCTGAAACAGTTAGTACTACAACTTTATATTTTATAACTGCATAAATTATGGCAATAGAAATTGGAACAGTAAATGCGGACACAAGTGTAAAAATAGGTGCAACTACTATTCAAAAAGGTTTTATTGGATATAATAAATTTTATGACACATATACTTCTATTTTAGATACATATCCTTCTGCATATCACGCATATTCTTTGCGTAAATTAAAAAGCACATACACTGGGGCTTGTTTAAGAATTAGAAGAACATCACCAACAGCACAAACAACTGAAGTAGATTTAAATTTTGATTGGAATAATACAATTAGTTTTAGTAGTCCAATTTCAAACCAAACCGGATATTTTACAAATGCAACTACATTAGGTCAATTTGCTTCTGGAACTGTAGATGGTTTTACTGCGTCAATTATTTCTGTTTCAATTTGGTATGACCAAAGTGGAAATAATAAAAACGTAGTGGCTTCAAATGCATCAGTTCAACCAAGATTGGTAAGGTTAGACGCAGGTATTGCTACATTAGAAATCATAGACGGAAGCGTAGGAGTTAGATTTATTTCAGCAAATGTTCATTTATTATCTTTAGCAGATACTTCTACATCTTACAACAATATGTCTTGTTATGCTTTAGGAAATTCAATATCTGCACTTACAAATACATCTATTTATGGTCAAGGAGTATTTGCAGCTAATGCAAGATTGTTTTTGCCACAAGGAACGAGTATAGCTTATAACACAACAGGTACATTTCCAATAACTGGTATTACTGCAAACGTTGATAGATTATATGAATTAATATGTGGAAACTTAACAACAAGTGCATATTCAAATGGAGTGCAATCTTCGGTTACATCAACACCATCTTTAAGCGTTACAAATGTTAATATTAGAGTTGGTGGAAATGGTAGTCCTTTAGTTTATATGAATGGACATATAAAAGAAATACTGTGCTTTGTAGGCACACCATCAAGAACAGACATAGAAAATAGCATAAATTCATTTTATTCGGTATGGTAGAATATAAATACAACACATTAGAAGAAGCACAAGCATCTTTAGATACAGTAAATGCTTATTTTGGATTGCCTTGTGGCGAAACATTGAACTGGACAAATATACAGGAAGGCGATGGTTATTGGTTTTTACAAGCTGATAGATTAGAAGAAGTATTAGGGAATCCTGTTGAATTATGAGTAAAGAACAAATAGATAGAATTTTAAGTAAATTTATATCACGCAAATTAATGGTTTTTTTAATAGCTTGTGGTGCTTTATTTGCTGGTGATTTAACTTCACAAGATTGGGTAGTAATAGCTACTGCTTATGTAAGCATTCAAGGATTTACGGATATAGTTGCAAAATTAAAAAGTTAAAATGGAATTTCAAGAAAAAGAAAGATTAGACCGAATGGAACAACACCTTCGATTAATTAAAGAAGATTTACAACACATTTCAAGTGCTTTAGTTGGTTCTAAAGTAAATGGTAATAAAGGTGTAATATCTGATATTGATTCTATAAGACACGACATAGAAGTTCTTAAAGAAAAATTAGAATTTATCGAATTAGATATGGCTAAAAAATCTGTTTATATCGGTCAGTTAAAATTTGTTGCAGGATTATTAACTGCTGGATTAGTTGGAACAATTATAAAACTTTTATCAAAATGAAATTAGACAATAAAGGTTATATGTTAATTTGTGAGTTTGAAGGCTTCAGTGCTAAACCATATTTATGTCCTGCTAAATTGGCTACAATTGGATATGGTAACACTTTTTACAAAGATGGTAAAAAAGTTACTATGGTAGATAAATCAATAACTAAAGCTGAAGCATTTGATATGTTTAAAGACATAGCTGATAATTTTGCTAAAAGAGTTTCTAAATGTGTTACACAACCTTTAACACAAAATCAGTTTAATTCTTTAGTTTCATTTGCTTACAATGTAGGTGTAGCAAATTTTATGAGAAGTACACTTTTAAAGAAAGTAAATAATAATAGATTAGACCATACTATAAAAGATGAATTTTTAAAATGGGATAAAGTAGGAACAAAAAAATTAGCAGGTTTAACTAGACGAAGAATATATGAAGCAGACAATTATTTCAAAGAATAAAGGAGTTATTACTTTTTGGTTAGCAGTTATATTCGCATCAATTGTAATTACAATGTTATCATCTTGTGGTACTCGTAAGGTAGTAATAGAAGAAGTTAAGAAGGATTCTTTGTCCCAAATTTCCACTAAAATAGGGACGAAAGAGGATATAAAAATAGAAACTAAAAACGACATTACAACTGATGAGTTTACTATAACTCCATTAGATACTTGCAAGGATATTGTTATTGATGGTAAAAAGTACAGAAACGTTACTATTAAGTATAAAAAGACAAAAGATAACACTATACAAGTCAAAGATATAAAAGTGGCTAAAGACGAGTTAAAAGTACAAGACACAAAAGTCACTCAAAACAGGAAAGTTAAAGATATAACGAAAACTTCTAATCCATTTCTTATCTTGTTATGGTTGTTAATTCCACTAATTGCGTATATAATTTATAAATTTAAACTAATATGAAAAAGAACTCAAACAGAAGGTATAGAATGGACAATGCTACTGCTAAAAAGATTGGTGCAAAGCTAAATAAAAGTGGTAGATATATGATTTCCAAAGAACAAGAGAAGAAATTTATCGCTATTAGAAAATAAATTCATATATTTGGAAGATAATATAAGAGATTTCTCTTGTAAAAAACAAAAATATGAAAAAAAATGCTGAAAGGCGGTATCGATTTAACCATTATATCGCTAACAAAGTTGGAGTAACTATTAATAAACAAGGTCGCTATCGACTAACTCCTGAACAAGAGAATAAGTATTTCGACATAGTTCAAAATCAAGAGCATATTAAAAGGCTTTTCTTTGACATCGAAACATCTCCTAATCTTGTTTATGCTTGGAGAATTGGTTACAATCTAACTATACACCCCGATAGCATCGTAGACGAGCGTAAAATTATATGTATATCTTATAAGTGGGAACACGAAGATAAAATCCATAGATTAACGTGGGATAAAGATATGTGTGATAAGCAAATGCTTATTGATTTTATATCGGTGGCTAATAAGGCTGATGAAATGATTGCACACAATGGGGATAGGTTTGACATCAAATGGATAAGAACACGTTGCATATTCCATAGGGTTTCAATGTTTCCTCAGTATAAGACATTAGATACGCTTAAAAAGGCTAAAAGTGGTTTCAATTTCAATTCCAACAAACTTGATTACATTGCACAATTTTTAGGAGTTGGAGCAAAGGTTAAGCATAGTGGGTTTGATATGTGGAAGGAAGTGATGAAAGGTAATCCTGATGCTCTTGAGGAAATGGGTAATTACTGCGATGGCGATATAGTTGTATTGGAGGATGTATTCTTAACGATGCAGAACTACATTAAACCAAACACTCACGCTGGAGTTATAAACGGTAATCTTAAATACAGTTGTCCTTCTTGCTCAAGTGAAAATGTAATCTTACTTAAAAATATAGTTACTGCTATGGGAACTATCAATAGATTAATGGAATGTCAAGATTGTGGTCAAGTCTATGAGATAAGCAATTCAGCATACAAACTTCATTTAGAAATGAAAGATAAGTTTAAGTAATGCGGCGATAATCACCGTAAAAGTAACCCCTAATAAATAAATCTATTAGGGGTTTTTCTTTACAATTCAAATATATTCCCATTACTACTCAACTTACCAAACCTTCTATCGGTTACTACCGAGCCATTGCTGAATATGGTATCGCAAATAGATAGCTTCATTGTTCCAGCATTAATAATGTCATCACTATTATGAATATGTCCGAATAACATTAACTTTGGTTTTATTCTTGTGATAACGTGTCGTTTTAACGCTTTACAGCCACAGTATTCTAATTTACCATCTCTATCTTCAGAAATATCTAATATTCCCTTAGGCGGTGTATGAGTTATTAATATATCTACATCATCATCAATACTTCGTTCCCAATGCCTATCTAACTTATCTCGGCTTTTCATAAAGCTCCAATTACCAAAGTTAGGCGATATTGGACTTCCGTGAATTTTAAATCCATTTATGTTTATCCAACTATCTTCGAGGTAAAAAATACCATTACCTTCAAAATCTTCTTTAGTAACCAACTTCTTTTCAATCGATGAATCGTGATTTCCAGCTACATAAATTTTTATTGGAATAGGCAATTCAGAATACCAATCAATAAATCTTCTAACTTCAGGTTCATTATTGTAAGGGTCTCTTACATTACTGCAATCTCCTGAATGTATTACCATATCTATATTATCAGGAATTTCTAATAAATCGTGGTAGCTATGTGTGTCGCTTATGTGCCAAATCTTTTTCACGTTGTTTACATTTTTCTAATAGTTCTTTTGCTTTTTGTTTTTGCTCTGCTGCGTACTCCCATATTGAAAGTCTTTTTTCTACTGTGTGTTTGCTGTAAGCCATTCGTTTCTAAGTTTTTTAATGAAATCTTTAACTGCGTACTCCATATCCAAAGGTACTCTAACTTGAATAATCTTGAATGGATAATCTAACTTTTTTCTTCCAGCTCCTTCTCGAACTCCTCCTTGTGTGTTACTCATTGTCGTTTTGTATTAAGTTATAAATGTATTCTAATGTTTCAACTTCTCTCAATTGAGCATCTATCAATACGAGTGCATCTGCTACTCCAATCTTCCAAAATGGGTCGTTATCCATTTCTCTTTTTGCTACTTCAATCATAGCTCCTATTTTAATCATTGCATTTTCTTTCATTGTTTATAATTTTAATTTAGTTGTCAGGGTAGGAATCGAACCTACTTGTAGTTTAAACTACCGAGCCATTCTCCTGACTTCCATACCAACCTGTGTCTTTCAGGGTTACTGGTTTGCCGACCTTACTACTAACCCTTTTTCTAAGATGTCGAGCCTAACAGTTAGCGTTGGTAATCTTCTTTATACTTAGTCCAAATATTAATTTCAAATCCATTTGTACGTAGGGTTTCTATAACGTGGGATTGTATTGGCGATAAAACTCCTTTAGGTTGCTTAACTTCCACGAACATAGCTTTACCATCTTTCAATGCGAGTATGTCAGGTATTCCTGTAAGCGAGGTCTTTATGAGCTTCACTACTATCCAACCATCTTCTTGTAACTTCTTCTTAATCTGTGTTTGCCTACTACTTTCTAACATATATCTTATTATCATAATCACATTCAAACTCTACTAATCCACTTCCATCTAAATAAATAAATGTGTATATCCAATGATACCTTCCATACTTATTTGGCATATCCTCATTTATTCTAATCCCACTATATCTAATTTCTTTTCCTAATGGAGTTAGCTGGATGCGTTGGTCTAACCAATAATCACGCTTTTGAAATGTAATACATTCAGGAGGTAGTGGAACAAACTCAATTGGTTTTTTCATAAAGTTTCAACTTCATCATTAGCTAAACAATGAGTACTCCATCCATTTTCATAATACAAAGTATAAATTTTTCCTTCTTGGTATTCAACACGTATTTTTGATATTACACCAATATCTCCGTTTAACAACTCTATTTTATCTCCTAACTTTAATTCACTTACTTTTTTCATATCTTTATTTATTTTGACAAATGTAATACTTTAATTTTAATTACAAAATGTTTTCACGATTAAAATTCGATAAAGTGTAATTTTTTTTATTCATCACTGCTTTGTACACATTCTTTTCTATACCATTTTTTGCAAATATCCAATATATATCGTTTGATGGTCTGTCAGAAGTCGTCATTCGGTCACGGCTTTGCCAATAAGAAGTAGCACTAAAATCAATGTTGTAATAAACCAAATACTTTGCGTTTTTTAAACTTATACCTTCACGACCTGACACAATTTGTAAAGCTATACATTTAAAAGTATTATTAAACTCATCCAAATCTTCTGTCAAGTTTTCTGCCCCATATACTTGACGCAAGGCATTTAGTTCTTCCTTAAATTTATAGAATATAGCAATCTTATTAAATCTAAACCTTTCCTCTATAAACTTTGCCTTTGAATAATCAATTACCATTGATGTGCCATCCTCGAACTTACAAGTTCCACTTGACAACTGATGAACCTTCTGCATTAATTTTACTCCAGTATCTCCTAATATCAATCCACTTTTGCCTTGCACTATTTTATCACGTTTTAAACGCTTAATAATGTCATAAGTAATCGGTAACATTTCGCACTCTAAAATATGTTCATTAACTTCAGATGTAAACCCAGCTTGAGCTTGTGTAAAAGTTATAATATACGGTTGTATTTGCGGTAAAATTTTACTTTCTATTCCATCCTTATAAACCTTAACTCTTGCATATCCAAGATTTTGTTCTGTAACATTTACATAATCATTCGCCCATTTGTAGAAGTTAGTGTAATGTTTAAATGGAGCAAAGTCATTAATCCAAAACTGATGAAATATTTGAGAATAGCTTTCAGGGGACATAGTTCCACTTAATAATATAGAAGGTATTTTATGAAATCTTTTCTTATATATTTTAGTAAACTTATTAATCTTGGGAAATGTTCCAAAAAGACCGTGAGATTCATCACATATAACTATATCAAAATCGTTGCCTTCTATCTTGTGGATTGATTCTTTATTTATGATATTTAAGTCGTATTTATATCCAAAAGCATCATAATCTCCTTGAATAGAACTAAACGCTTTAATTTTTGTAATAAACAGAACTTTTTTAGCTCCATATAGCTTACAAGTTTCTAATGCAGTTAATGTTTTACCCAAACGTACTTGCAAATTTAAGAATACAAATCCTTTTTCTTTTAATAAATCATTAGCTTCATTAGCTATACGAACTTGATAATCCCTCAGTTTTTGCATAATTCAAATATTTTTTATAAGCATCTAATTCATTTTCAAATCTTCCTAAATTAATAGTTTTTCCATTTACTTTTATTTTAGAACTCCATTTACTTCTATTTTTATCCCAACTAACTCCAGTATATTTAGAACTTCTATTTTGAGTATTTTCATAGTGATGTGTATTTTCTCTATTTGTAACCCATTCTAAATTTTCTACATTATTATTTAATATATTTGAGTCTTTATGGTTTACTATGTTTTTACCTTCAATTTTATCTAAAAAATATTCAGCAACCAATCTATGTATAGAAAACATTTTATCATTTATTTTTTGGAATCTGTATCCTTGATAGCCAATATTAGAAGTTAATATCTTTTCTTTTGAATAATAATATCCATATCTATTTTTTAATTTTTTAGGCAAACTTTTTACATTACCATAGTTGCTTATTTCATAATCTTCAAATCCTTTTATTTTTTTATATATCTCCATATTATTTTTCTACTTTTACTATATATTTGTCCTCTATTGAAGTATTTTTCTTTATATAATACCTATCATTTAATTTAAACGCATTATACACTTCAAGTTTATCATTGTAATTGGTATGTACTTTGTATTGATTGTCAGGATTAAATCTTGCATTAAATAAAAGACAATCTTCATTCCCTTCTTCTATACCATCTTGCATACAAGGATTTCTATTAATCCATTCGAACAATCTACCTCTTTCGTTATCAGTTAATGTATTATAGTGCTTATCAATTACATCATCCCAAAACATTGCTCTTGCAATAGGTCTTGGAGGAATACACGCTTCAACTAAAAAACTAAACTCAAAGAAATCTATGTTAAATCTACTCATTACTCTATTAATTTATCAATGTCAATATTGTGAGCATAAAGTGCATCTGATATACCTTTTGCCATTGCATCTATGCCATCAAATACATCGTTATTAGTATTGTCTATACTTTCAAATCTATTTTCCATAGTTTTACGCAATTGTAGTATATCAAATAAAGCACAAGCCATATCTAATGACTGATTAACTCTATTAAACTCCATTTGTTCTTCGGGTAAATTAAATTCTAGTATTGCTTTCATAATCCTGAATAATAAGTTAAACCTAAAATTACATCATAATAAAAATACATCCTTGCATCTCTATCTGATTCTTTCCATCTTCCTGTATACATTATCTTATTTTTTTAAATTGAACTAATCCGTCATTTGATGTTCTTTTTAGGATAATTCCACTTAGTTCACCTGTACTATAAGTTAAATCTTGTATGTGTTCCCAGTTACCCCATTTTCTATTCCACCACTTTTTAATTGAATCTTTCATATCTTATTTCTTTTTAAATTGTTCTAAAACATAATCTGGACTTAATCCATCGTGTTTGATAAGTAACATTGCTAACACTTCTTTCTCACTATAACTTCTTTCTTGTTGCCATTTAGCACCATTAATAAAATCTTCTGCTGCATACCTACTTTCTTGTCCTCCTACAAATTGCTCATTATATTTCAAAGCAGCTTCTTCAACTTCTTCAAATGTTTCTTGTTCGGGGTCTTCTTTTAAGAACTTTTCTTTAATTACATCTGATAGATTAGGCAATCCATCTAATTCTCCTGTAAAATCAAAATAAATCTCTTCTTCAAGTGTTTCTTGTTTCATAACTAATTTATTAGCAGTATCTCTAACTCTTTGTTTTACTTCTTCTGATGTTTCAGATAAAATTTTGTCTTTAATTTTCATTCTGTTCCTTTTTAAATTGTTCAAATAATTCTTCTACTGATTTAACACCATCGTAGTTTTTTAATAACCACTTTCCAAAATTAATAGTAAAATCTTCAAGTTTTTTTTGTTTTTTTACTAAAAGTACTTGTTTAATATCTTCAGATATTTCTGATATTATCTTATTTTTTATAGATTGTTCCATTATTCTGTTCCTTTTTTAATTAAATAATACCATAGCCAAATCATTTTTGACCTTATAAACTCGTATGCTGCTAATACTAATATATACTTCATAATGTTTTTTTATATTCTTCTAATAATACTTCAAAATGTTCTTTTTTATAATCAGTATCTAAATTTATCATTTGCTTTGACATCCAAATACAAAAATTAATTGTAAAATCCTCTGCTACTTCATAACACGCATTGGCAAATCTAATTGCTTCTCCTTTTGTGTTTATTGATATTTCTGTTGTGAATTTCTCTATCATAACTTCTCTATTTCTAATTTTACATTATACCAATATTTACTTCCAGTTTCTTTTATTAATTCATCAACTGCCAATAACGCACATTGTTTTGAAAATTCCTTCATAGAAACTCCTCTTGTGAAATCTCTACCCAACTCATCAAATGAGTTTACTAACTGTATTGCTTTTTCTTTTGGTGTCATAATGTTTTTTTATACATTTCTAATAATTCATTTGTTCTATTTTGGTCTTTAAACCATTGAATATTATATTCACAATCACAAACCCATTCTGCAAATCCAATAGCAAAGTTTTCTGCTCTTTGTTCAAGTTCTATTCCGATTGCATTTATAACATCATCTGTTAATGGCAAATGCATTATTTCAACTTCTAATTTATCTTTTAGTGTCATATTTATTTTTATTTTCATAATCTTTTTCTTTTTTATATATTTCCAATAATTCTTTAACTGGAGTGTAATATATTTTACTACATTCAACCCACTCTGCAAATCCAATAGCAAATTCTTCTGCTAATTGCACAAATGAATCCTCTTGTTGTTTGTAAGTAATGGAATCATCTATTATGTCTTTAAACTTTTCTTTTAGTGTCATATATTTTTTTTGTAAATGTAATACTTTATTCTATTATTAAAAATTATTTAACATAAATTTGTATTTTCGGTCTGCCGTATTTAAAACATTATTTCTTCTTCAGTTCCTTCTTCTCCAACCATAAACCATTTCATTCCGTTGCTATTACCATCATCGTATTTAATATCTCTAAACTGGCAATACTTCTGTATGAATATTTGGAATCGTTTGTGAGTCAATTTGAATTGAGCAAAATCGGGATAATCTCGTTTAAAATTATCTAAATAAATCTGCTTATCTAATCGTATTCCAATCGGTAGGTTTTCGCTATCCATCGACCATTCGTTAAACTCAGGAGAGGTACTCGCAATAAACTTACGCAATTTAGTGTTCTTACTATTTTGAGCAATCAAACCATAAGTAAAATAAGTCTGTAAGCACTCAACCATATAATTATCAAATCTGTGGAAATCATCCATATCCCAATCATCAAATAATTGTCTGCCAAAATCTTGCTCAGGAGTTAATGTCTTACCATAATATTGTGCTATCTCCAGCTCGTGCCTTCTACGGTCTTGTGAGTGTCCATCTCCTTTGATTGCATAGTTAGTAGAGATTATTACTTTAGGAGATTCGTGTACATTCAACTTTATAGCATCTTTGTTTTTCTTCTCTAATGTAATTCCTTCTGTAATCAAACTAAAATTATTCTCAAAGTCAAATCCTTTCTTAACATCATCAAACACAAGTACTTTGGTTTCTAACGATATGGTTTGGTACGAGAATTGTTTTTTACTATCGTACTGCTTCCCATCTATAATGTCCGTTCTTCTAATCTGACCAATCCCTTGTACAAATAATCCTTTTCCAGTTCCACCTTCAGGAGATTCTGATATGATTTCGTCATTAAGGATTACAGCCTTGTTTTGAGAACGATTTTTATAATTTAATAGTAAGTAACCTATCGTACATTTCATTGCATCAGAATCGTTGTGGGATATGTTCTCGATGAATTTCTGATAGTCATTGTCACTTGATTTTGTTTTTACCCAGTCCCTATCCAATATCTGACTCTCCCATATATATCCATCCATCTCAAAGTATTCCTTCAATTCTACTTTGGTTTGAGTGATTTCTAAAATACCATTTGAGAATGGAATATAACTTACATCTTTTAAATCCTTAAGCATCATCAAATCAATCGTTTCTAACATTATCAAATATTGCTCGGTAAACAAGTTATGATAAGTTGAGCAGTAATTAAATACATCGATATGCTTTCCTTGAAGTAAGTAGGTAAGAACAAAATCCTTAATTCTTGCTACCGATGATTCTCTTACTTTATTTGACTTTGTGTACACAAACATTGGTTTGTCACTTCCATTTGGATAGTGTTTATAAAACCCCTTTTCTTCTAAGAATATCTTATACTTTAAAGAATCAATTTTTACATTGTCCTTTTTATCTAAGTACCAAAAGTTTGAGTTTTCGCTTACTACTTTTAAATCTTCAAATGTATCTTCATCGATGTTGTGTATTTTCATTACCTCTGCTTTACCTCTATGTAAGTCAAGTTTAATCCTATCAATTTTCTGATAATCCTCAAAGTATTTAGAATCGAATTGCCTTTTACGGTATGCAGACTTAATAGTAGTCTTAGCTTCTTGCTCTGAAAACTCTCCAATTATTACATTGTTAAGTATATATCCCTCAGCAGTATATTGGCTAACTCCATACTCACAAAATGCTCCAGCTAAATCAAACACAAACGCATTACGCTCTCCTTCATTAAATCCTTTACCCCAATTGAATTTCATTATCCTATCAATAATCTTATCCTCATCTGTAATTGGAACTAATGGCACACGTTCTGAAATAGTAAAACCCTCATCAACTAACTTTGCATCAAACATTTCTGCATCATAATTAACATAGATGTTCGGGTCATAGCTTTCAAAACAAACTCTATCCACATTTGAATTAGCAATGTCAAAATAATCAAAATCAAATTTCTTCTGAAATTCTTTGAAGTACTTTGGATGTGTTTCTTTAGTAGAAACTGGGATTTTTACAACTCCTTTTATACCATTCCCTGAAGGAGAAATGAACAATAATACGAAGTGTGGATTTTGCTTCAATAATTCAAAATGTTCGTTAATTACGTCATTATTGGGGTATTTGTCGTAATCTACAACCATTAGACCTGAATGAGTAATCAATCCGTTTGAATTTCTTTCGCTAAACTCTCCAGCAAATAAGATACAAGGTAGTTGTTTTTTTAAATCCTCTCCATTGCGGATGCGTTCGATTAAGTCTTTACTTTTACCTTCTTTTATTCTCGCAACAACCTTTTCGATTGGAACTATAAATGGAACTTCTTTTGATTTTAATAAATCTTTGAATACTGATATTTTCATAATTATAATTTAAAGAGCCTTAACTCATTGGCATCCACTCCAAATCATTAAGGCTCTTATGGTTTTTACACCTAATTTCTTAAAGTATGTGGATGTTATACTTATATGTAAGTCGTACGACTTACTATTTAACGTTAGATAAACCCCATTTTTTAGGGTCTATTGTTCAGCGAAAGGTAATGTTCATTAACAATGAACAGCTGAAAAAAATGAACACATTGGCATTAATATAAGACTGAAGTCTTATTGGATGAAAAACCCTCTCCGAAAAGAGGGTAATCAAAAAAGACTAAATAGCTGTTCTTATGGGAAGCACAAATAGTACATTAAAACGGAATGATTGCTTCAATTTCTGCTTCGACATCAATATCCTCTACATCAACTTTAGCAAGATATGTTTTAAGATATGCTTCTAACTCATCAAACTTTGCATCTGCATCTCTTGCATCTAAATCCTCAATATCAGCACCAATTGTAAAGTTTGGTACGGAGAATACAACCTTACCTTTTTTACTCTCGGTAGCAGTAGCTACATTTACCCAAGTACGAGTAATGCTTTGTCTGTTTGCTTTTACAAACTCTCCCCATTGTTGGGTAGCAGAACCTTTCAACTGGATGTTAGCTAATGCTCCATCTTCTAACATAATGTAGATAGATTTTGAATAGTGTCCACCTGCATTTTTAACACGTTCTTTAATCTCATTGTACAATCCTTTTGCAATCTCTCCGCCTTTAAATGCCTTAACGGTCATCGGCTCTTTAGAAAGATACTTAACCTCATTCGAGAAAATACCTGAAGAACTTGCATCATTCCAACCTTTTACAGTTGATAATTCATCAAGGAAAACAAACTTAAATGGAAGCGGAACTTCAACATTTTTGCCTAATCCTTTGTCGTAATAAGAAAATCCTTTTTGGTCGGACTTCCAATCGAGGAACTTTGTTGCTGGATTTTTACTTCCTCCAGCGAAAACTTGTGTTCTATTGCTCATAGCATATAAAATTTAGTAGGGGAAATTATGATGCTCCCCCATAACATCTTGACAAATGTAATACTTAATTCTCAGTTATCCAAATAAAATTGAAAGAAAATACAAAAAAAAGTATTTGGATGATATGTTCGGTATCTTCTTCTTCGATTTCCTCACTATTATATAACGCTCCGAGCATTACACCCTTAATTGGAACTATTGTTATTTCTCCTTGATAATGGTAAATTAATTCCATTAAGAACCAAGCAACTCCTATTATTGCAGCTAATATTGTTATCATTTTTCTAATCGTATTAAATTAATTTTTCTGTACACTTCGTTTACTCGTTCCTTATTTACACCCCTCTTGTGGTAAAATTCCATAATCCTCAAAACTCTTTGCCAATGACTGTACTTTCTTTTCATAAATATATATAAATTTTTGTTGTTCTTTTATTCCGTTGCAATTATCGTATATTAGATTTAATCCCATTCCATTATCTTCAGAAGCTAATTTTACTGACTCATATACCTTGCCATCACTTAATCTTTTTATTTTTCTAATAATAGAAACTTCGCTTTCACTTTTCTTATTAGGAACTGGCAATCCACGCTTGATACATTCTAAGACTATGAAATCATAATCATCCCATTTTGGTCTTGGCTTGTCCCACAACCGATGTTCTTTTATTCCAGCATCTCGTAAGACTTTACTTATCTCGTGGTTTCTCATAATGATTTTATGTATTGTCCGTTAGTATTCATAAGCAAGACTATATCAAATTTCCTATCATATTCCTGTACAACGTAATTAAGTATAGAATTTACATCGTTGTACATCTGAACGTACATCATAAGTTCGTTTCTACTCAATTCAGGTTTGTGTTTATAACCATCAAACTTTTCTTTGTAATATATATATATTAGCTCGGTGGGGTTAGTCTGCTTTAATCTGATATACTCTTGTCTTGTCATTCTACAAATATACGGTTAATTTTCCAGTTTTGCAACTAAGTTTGTGAATACCATTGTATTGACCGCAATGTGGACATTTCATTTCCCAGTACTCATCACATTCTCCTTTTGAATTTATTGGTGGGGTAACGAACCAAGATTGTCTATATTTACTTTCCATTGCGGTGTATCGGTAACAGAACTCTCGCTTGTCACAATTAGTTCCTTTGCATTTAGTTATGTCCATATTTACTTATTTAAAAATGTTTCTATTTGTTTAAACAGCCAACCTGTTAAATACGCTTCAGGTTCATCGTTAAATCTATCTAATTCTATTCCCTTGTCTTGATAGATGTAGTTTTTTAAATGCGTTACTTCGTGTGCTATAATGCTTCCATCAGTATATTCAAATCCCATAACATACTCACTAAATTTATTAGGTACTCTCATAGTTACAGCTCCGTAATTAGATAATGAGCTTGTTTCGTATTTACTCTCCATATAAGACAAATCTTTGTCTAAAATTATAGTAAGTTTGCACTGGTAAATAGGAATATCAATTGTTGTTTTTTTCATTTACAATAATACTTTAGTTCCTATTTCGTATTTCTGTACAGGGTTGATTAGTTTCAGAAGTATAAATAATTGCTCAGCTTCGTGGTAATCAATTTTACCTGATTCATCTCCTTCTAATCCATTTCCAGTATCTTTAATTACCATTGCAATCTTGCCCTTTATATGGTCGTTCCATTGCTCTGCGTTGCTGAAATAAAGATTATGATATATCACATCTCCTTGAGTTAGTTCTTCGTAATCATACTCGTGTATGTCGTCTATAAAAATTTGTTGTTTCATTCTTTGTTTAGTTTACTTGGTACGGTTATACATAAATCATTTTTTAAATACTCGCTTAAAATTCTATCAATTCTATGCTGAGGTATGAAGAATACTTTTTCTAAATCCATAGCTCTGTTATCACGGTGGGTAAGGAAGTACTCTACAATTGCAAATCTCTCATTAGGAGTTATAAATTTGCGTGGATTCTTCATCGTCTTTAACAAATCAATATTTGATTTTAAGTAATACAATTTGTGGTTTAGGTTTAATGGCTGGATGTCCAGTTTATCAAATCTTTGTACTACTGTATTCTTACTTATTCTAAATTGACTTGCTATATCTAATGCAGTTACATAGTGTGCCATTATACTTGTAATTTACTATTGATTTTCGCAATGTAGTCCTCCTTAATAGCTATTGCTTCCTCAAGTCTTTCTTTAATAAGACTAATCATTTCCTCATCTCTTTTTACTTCGATTGTGTGATGAAATTCCTCGCCATCAATGATACAGTAGTTAAAGAAATACGCCTTGTCAGAATTACTACATAACATCTGCATCTGCATCTGAGCATAGTATTCCTTATCGATATTCTCATCAGCCACAATCTTAAAGAACTTTGTTGCTCGTGGACACTTAATCTCAAGTATCGCATCTTTTCCTACAACGCCATCGGGTGACGCTCCTGCGTGTTGTCCATAAGGAAACATAAATGATTCAGTTGCTTCAGGGTGCATCTCTTGGAATTTAGCAAATGCTAATGGCTCTAACTCAACTCCACGTTGCATATCAGCACCACGATAACTATCTTCTACTTGACCGTACAATTGTTCGATTGCTTTTTCAATAGCGTAAGATTTTCCAGTTTCTCCCAATCCACGAACTCCTAAAAGTTTATGAATTTCTGATGCGGTAAACTTACCATATCTATCTTTGAACCATTCGTTGCTACGCTGGGTTGCCTCGTTGGCTTTTGATGCCTCGTTGGTATGGTTCATTGTGTAGTATTCGCTATACTCTAATGCTTGGTGTCTATTGCTCATTTGTTTTTTATTTTCCAAATCCCTACTAAATTACTACTATGTTTTTTAGGCATTATATAAAATTTAAAGTGACCTACTTCGTTTAAATTACTCCAATTATATACTTCTATAAATGAACCGTTGCCTATTACTTGATTAACCTTATATCCTTCTTTCATTTGTTAACTCTTTCGTAAGCGTTACACATCTTTTCGTTGTCGTGGTAGTGAATGGATTGTACTACTTTTCTCATCCATTTGTCAAATTTTTTTATCTCTTTCATTATAAGTATTGTGATAGGATTATTTGTTTATCTAATTGTTCTTCTGATGATAACGAGCCAAAGGTAATAAAATTTGATTCAATTTTAGCTAATTCTTTTAAATGATTTGTAGCAATGTCTAATCTTCTTTGTTGGTGCTTCATAATCAATTCTAATGACTCTATTTGTTGTAGGATTACTTCTTCCATTATAGTCTTGATATTTCTAAGGTTAATTTTCTTTTTAATTTCTCAAGTTTTACTTCTAACTCTAAACTAACATCGCCAAAAGTAGTTCGCTCTTGCTCTATGTCATTAATAGCTCTATTTACTCTATCAATTGTTCCAGCAATACCATTAATTTCTTCAATCAACGCATTTAAAATGTCATCGTTGTACTCTCTTTCTACATAGTCAATAAGATTTTCTAATGCAGTTCCTAATTCTTCCATAATTAATTTATTAAAGTCTGCCACAAATTTGTTTCCTTGACTTCGAGTACAAATCTATATAAGTTATATTAATCCACAAAATA